GTCTTGTTGTTTTTTCAGATACTTGTACTGATGCTTGGTGGCAGAATGGTGGGGAAGATAATGAACAAATAGTCTCAAGGAGACATGATTTATCTGATGCTTTTGCTATTTGTGGAGTGTGGAGTCAAAAAAATGTGATTGAAAATTATGCAACAGATGCTTTTGAAATAAGAACATTAAATGGTGAGAATAAAGTACAGATTAAAGATGATGTTATTAAGATTTTTGTAAATACAAATACGTATATTGAAGTGAAAGACGGTCAAATCAATATATTAAGTACAGACACACTTAATGTAAATAGTTATGGTAATATGGCAGTGGAAAGTTATGGAACGATGGATATCACTAGTTCTAATGCTTTAACAATAAAAGGAAATTCTACAGTTAATGTTGAAAGTGGGGGGAATATGACTGTAGAAAGTGATGGAGTAGTAGATATAAAAGGAGCCGGAAACATTACTGTTGAAAGTGATTCTAATGTTGAAATAACTGGCGGTGGAGATGTTACCATTAGTGGGACTGGATCTGTAACGGTTGATGGTGCTCTTGTTAATTTGAATGCAGGAATAATGGGGGTCGCAAGAATAGGGGATACAGTCACAGTTTCTGTTGACCCTAGTACTCACACAGGCACGGGAACAATAACTACTGGAAGCATAAGTGTTCTGGCAGGAGGATAATTATTATGACAATGAGATATAGAAGATTAGAAGGTGTTGAAAATGAACCTGTTTTTGGAAGGGGAAAACAAGACTTTTTAACTAATGTTGAAGCAGTTGGTCAAGCTGTTATAACAAGACTGAAATTCTTTAGGGGAGAATGGTGGGAAGATATTTATTTGGGAATCCCTATGTGGCAAGAAATTCTTGGGGTGGTAGGAGCTAGAAAAGATGTCATTGACAGAGTAATTCAGAAAGAAATTTTAGATACAACAGGAGTTTTTAGTATTGATCAATTGGCGTCAGTGTTTAATCGAGATTCAAGAGCATATCAATTTTATGCTGTTATTAATACAATATATGGAAGAACAGTATTAACGAATGCACAAGGAGAAATACAAAGATGAGTTATTCAGCACCTGAAGTAACATCAGCCGGATTGGTTTTACCAACGTATGTTGATATAAGAGATGATATGTTGGAGGCTTTTAAAGAGATTTATGGACAAGATTGTTATCTTGAGCAGGATTCAGCCGATTATCAATGGATTTCTATTATTTCCTTAAGAATGTTTCATGCGATTCAATCAGTGCAATTGGCATATAATAATAGATCTCCAAATACAGCGGTTGGTTCCGGATTAGATCAAGTAGTAATGTTAAATGGTATCAGAAGGAAAACAGCAACGTATTCAACTTGTGAAGTTGTGTTGACTGGAGAAATAGGAACAATTATAAGTAATGGGGTTGTTGCTGATGTTAGTGGTTATAGTTGGGATTTACCAGCCACTGTAACTTTAGTAAGTGATGGTAGTTCTCCTGAAAGTGGGACAGCAACTGTAACAGTAACTTGCCAAACAATAGGTGCTATACCTGCGAAGGTTGGAGATATAAATTCCATTTCAACACCAACAAATGGGTGGACATCTGTTGAAAATTTAGTAGCAGCAACTGAAGGGGATGCTGTAGAAACAGATGCTGAATTGAGAGCAAGGCAACGTATAAGTGTGACAAGACCTTCAATGAATTTATTAGAAGGGACAATTGCTGCCATAGCAGCTTTAGATAATGTTGGAAGATATAATATTGTTGAAAACTATACAGATGCTCCTGATGAATGGGGTAATCCTGAACATTCCATAACTTGTGTTGTTGAAGGTGCTTCTGATGAAGATATTGCAAATGCAATATATGATAATAGGGGATTGGGTTGTTATGTTAATGGTGATGTTGAAGTTGGTATTACTGACCCATTAACTGGAATAATTTCCACAATGCGTTTTTACAGACCAGAATACAGACAAATATATATGGAAGTAAGTGTGAATGGTTCTTTGCCCGGGTTTTCAACGGCAGTGTTGGATGAAATGAAGGCGGCTTTTATAAGTTTTGTTGATTCATTACAAATTGGTGAGGATATAGCAGCCAGTTCATTAATAGCAGCTGGGATGTCAGTTAATGAAGATCCACATAAACCTGTTGTTACTATACAAACATTATACATGGGATTTACTCCATCCCCCGGAACAAACACAGATTTGATATTGACATTTAGTCAACTTGGGAGTTTGGCAGAAGAAGATATCAATATAACTATTGAATCACCATAAGGAGATTTTAAATGGCTTACACAATAACAACAAATCCTTCAACATTAATAAATTCTACTGATTTCACCGGCAATGGAACAATTGCTGGAACTGGTGGAAGTATAAATGAAAGGGGATTTTTAT